CATATCGATTGCGAATTGTTGATAGCGGCCCATGTCACTGGCTTGTTTCAGATATTGTTGAAGATGCTTTTCGATGACTGCGCCCGCTTTTGGATCTCTCTCCATGATCAGCTTGTAATATTTCTTGCTCCCTTTTACCGCCTCGAAGAAATTGATTCCACCAAAACCCTTAGGCATGTTCTGAGCTCCTGCATCCTGCTCCCAGAGTTTTGAGACCATGCCATCCAGAATTTTATCCACGAATGGGAGGAGACTCTGATTGTAATCGGATTGTGCGCCCTCCTTCACGTTGGCTTGGGCTTGCTCGTATGCATCGATCACTCGCTCGACCTGATATTCGGACCACTCCATTGGATCTACTTTTTGTAATTGATCCGAGACGGTAGGAAGGGCCATAAAATCGATGTCTTTGTATTGGGATAATGTTGCATCGTACATCAGGCTTTGAAATTTATCGCCGGATACGTCCCAATCCTTGATGAACCATGCGGGTGGATCTTCGTTGAATTTAAAGATGTAGGCAAAATATGCTTTCTTGTGGCGATCCCATTTTTCGTAACTCGAACCATCCTCGATGTTATTTAGTATGGGTTTGAGCAGAATGTCATCTACCGATTTTTTATCGAAAGATTTTGTATATTTCAGGAGGAAGAGGTATAGGCCCAGTTTGCTGTCATTATATCCAAACTTAAAAATTTGCATACACTGATCGAGAACCTTTTGAGCAGGAAGGCCATCCAAATATCTCAGTACCATCTGACCCGATGTTTTATCCTTCGCAATTTCCTGATAACCAATGCTCATCATATAATCATCGTCATTGGCTTTCCTATAATTTCTGACGGCACTCTTGAAATATTTATCGTAGTGTTTGAACCACTTGTCCCCCGTTCTTTTCCCCGACGTCGGTAGATCGTTATTGTGATAATAGATGAACGAGGCTGCTAGCTGAGGGGAAAAAACTTTCGGATCATCAAGGATCTTATCCCACCATTTAAAATCATCTGGCTCGACGAATATGTAATCCGTTTTTTCGAAAGAGAACCACCTTAAAAGCCCACTAAGAGCTCTAGGTTTTTTGATAAGGAAATTTTTCGTCCATTGAAATGCATCCGAATTATCATAAACACTCATCACATCTTTCGTTCCGAGCATTTTTTCTGTTTCGTCGGCAGCTTTCGATTGATAGGTTCCCCAATCATAAACCGAATTGAGGTAGGCTGAGAATATCTGTTCGGTCATCTTGCCAGTATCACTCACGCTTATTGCCACATAATGTGAGAGGATACCGAGTTTTAAAAATCTCGCACGCCATTTGTCATCGATCGACCAACCCTCACTATACTTGGACCCCTTCAGTCTCTCCCAAAGTTTTCGTTGACCGGTTAAATCATTTTGCATATTGTGGATTAGTATGATGGTATCATCGTTCATATTGGAATCTTTTATCATAGCCCAAGTCAAATGATTGAGGACTTCGGTATGTACGGATTCTTCACTTGGGAATCCCCCACGATTATCACTTACGAATTTTACGAACTTGTTGATATCGAAAGCTCTAACGAGGTCTTTTCCCTCATCACTATCTATGAATCGAAATATCCTACGAGCAGCGGATGTGTCCAGACCGGCCGAATTTCCTTGATTGATCATGAAATTCCAATATCGTACAACGTAAAGATTCCTCGAAGAAAATTCCGGCATGGCTATCATCAACATGAATTCTCTTAACGCAAACCTAGGCATTTTTGCCCACGAAAGAAAGTGATTGTAGAAATTGTCAGTTAATGGATTGAAACTTGCATCACCGACTCGATTATAATAACCTCTTACCTGCCCGACGGTCATCATATCCTTGATCCATTTCATCCAGGAACTCTTATTGAGACCAAAGTTACCAAGAATTTTATTGAATCCTTGTTCTTTCGCATCGAAGAGGGCGAATGTTATTGCCATCATGTCAGGACTCGTGGGATTGACTGGATCGATTGTCATGAGTTCTTTATTGAGGCTTTCCCACTGAGTGATACCTTTCATGACCGGTGGAGCTATAGGCGCGGCTGCTTGTGCTGTCGGCTGGGGTACATGTTTGGGAGCGGTAGGATCGGGAGGGGTAGGCGCGGAGACCACCGCTTGCGCCGCTTTCTGATTCAGACTCGAGGAGATCACCAATGGACGGGCTAGCTTGAGAAACTCCTGTGATAAACCTTTTTTCCTTGCCCAATCGTAAAGTGGGCGGACCAGGTCCGCTAGGGTTTTTTCTCCTGTTCGAAAGCCCTTTAGATATGGCAGGATGTACGGACTTGGTCGAAGCTTTTTCCCTGATTTTTTGACGATGTGATCAAAAACATTTTCACGGAATATGCTCTCGTCGACGTCTTTTCCCTGCTTCATGATGACCAGAAACCGGGTTATTTTGTTCGTAACCTGCTGGTCAAGGAGTCCCTTGTCAAAAGCAAGCTTGACAATTAGACTTATGTCATTATTTTCGTCGGTAATACTCGTGGCCCTAAGTTTCAAATCCCGTTTGAGATATTGGAGGACCCTATTGGCACCAGGATATGTTTTTCTGAGAGCCACAATTCCGACGAAGGAACAATAAAACGAGTCTATAAAATATTGATTTTCCTTGGCTCCTAGGAAATTAGTCTTCTCCTCGGGGCTATCATAGAACGAATTTTCGATAAGTTCTTTAAACGACATTAGTATTCATCCTCTTCTTCTTCGCCACCGATTTCACCAGCTTTTTCTTCGTCCGCGATTTCCTTTTTCATAACTTCCATCTCATCGTCGCTCTGGCGGAAAACATGCTTCTTGACATATTTGTTACTGAAATATTTGCCTATGTAATCCTGCATGTCGCTCGCAAGTTCCATACGACCATTGAGAATCTCGTTCTCTTTCAGCTCAGTGAAGTAACTGTCTGAGGCCCACTTGAGTGTAACTTGCTGGGCGAAAACTCTCCAATCGTCGGCTGTCATAATCCCCTTCATGATGACTTGCTTCTTCAGAATATCGAGCAAGAGGAATGAGAACTTATGACGTAGCTGCTTGACAAATTTTGTGAACTTGAGTTCCTGCCGGGTGATCTCACCGCTCCGACCGAAATCCACGGCGGGCGAGGAGTCTTCATCGATACGAGCAACTGGAACCTTCAGCGATTTGTAGAGTTTTTTCTTGAAATAGAATATGTCATCGATCTCGCCGAGCTGCTGGCCACCGTCAAGGGTCTCAACTTTCGTTCCCCTTTGATCTGAGGTGGTAGGCAGGTAGAAATCCTCTAGCATGGTCATGACGTCTTTTTTCTGAGTCATCTGACCGGTGTTAGCATCGTACGAAATCTTGTTTTTGAATTTGTTCATGAGCTTCCGAACGTATTCTTCGGCCTTCGTTTTGGGAAGCTTTCCAACATCTATATAAAAGACACGTCTCTCGGGCGCGCGTGTAATGCGGTAGATCACCGCTGCATCCTCAAGGAGTCTCAACTGATTGAGAGGCTTGAGGGCTTTATGTAGATTGGATATGTAATACTCTCCGGTCGGGTCCGTGATTCCTGATGGGACGTACGTTATCAAATGCTCAGGAACTTCGTATCCATAATCATCGCTCCACTTATGAATCGTGTGGCGTTTTTTGGCTCGATAATCATCATTTTCCCTATAGAGGTATACGGTCTTTTTCGTTTCCTCAGCCTTTTTATCCTTATCTGGAGGAATGCCCGGCTTGGTATCGACCTGCTTTACCCTCGTGATATCGAGAGGAGAGAGTCTGACGAGCTTTTTGATTCCCTCATTCTGCTTCTTCTCATCGATAACATTCTGATAGAAAAGACGACCATCGATATACCACCGACGAAAAATCTCTTGGGCATCATTTTGAAAGTTCAATAACTGAGTGACCCCCTCAAATTCTTCGACGACTTTCTTCTTGATATTGGCCGAAAGCTTCGAGGAATCAGGAATAAGCTCCACAATTGGACCTTCCTCGGTGACAATTGCTTCATTTACAATCTCTTCGATCGCATCGTCGAGTTCAAAATGCTGAGTCGATTGTCTGTAAAGCTGCACGAGGTCCTGAATATTTTTAATCTGATGATCAAAGCTCAATCCCCACGTCAGATTGTTTTCCTCAATCTCTATCGCTTCAGGCTCTTCCGTATAGTTCAACTCGACAGAATCTTTTGGAGCCTCGATTTCGGTATCGAGTTTTTTCGGATCTTTCAAATTGAATATTTTTCTGAATGCAAACATTTCAAGGAACTTCCGCTTCATTACGATCTCCTTTATTTCTTCTTACGCTTATTCGCCCACTTTGGCTTTAGCTTACTGCTTTTGACGTGCTCCTGCCATTTTTTCATCATCAGGCGCATGACTATTTTTTCGCTTTTCTTCTTGAAATCACCGCGGGTTTCAACTACGGCCTTGCGATAAGTTTCATAATCGAAGAGTTTGATCTCGCTGCGAATATGTGAATATAAATATCTACGAATACACAACATTGCCAACCCGACCGGAAGTTTTGCATCCTGCCAGGCTTTCCGTAATCTCATGTAACTGATCCGGTTCTTGCCCTTCGTAGCTTTGATTAGAGCTTTACCGAGAGAGATTCGTTTTGCCCAGGGAATATAGTGCAATGAAATCCCGAGGAATCCATCAGGGTAATAACCGAGAACTATCGTAAGTGGTAATGCATCATAATATGGAAGGACGCTTTTCAACTTAGCATCATACACGAACAATACCGGATATCCAAGCCTTAGGCCCTTAGCCCCTCTCCCTTTTTGAACAGAGGGAATCTCTTTGTCCTTATAGAGTTTCTTAAGGAGATATTGAATGTCCTTGGGCAACTTAGCTGGCATTATTTATTCCCATTTGATGATGAGGTCTTTAAAACACTCCGGACACTTGGTCCGCTTTTCCATTCTCAACTTAGGTTTGTAATCGTCCACGGCACCATCGGCTGAGACGGTCATTTCCAGCTTGACATTGATAACATTTTGTATTAGTTTTTTAAATTTGGAGACATCACCAGATTTTATGATCTTCTCCATTTGTTTGATCTGTTTCGGACTGGCTTCATTATAAAACTTCACCATCTCCTCGAACCCGAGGTTGCCAGAATAGCTTTGTTCTGAGAGAATGTCTTTAAACTTTTTCATATGTCTTCCTCGGTCAAAATTATGAATTGGATACCTCGTTTTTTTGCGAATTTTTGCGCGGCATCCCACTTAGCAACATTGACCATATAGTCCCGCATCTTCAATTTATAATACCTATTGTTGACGCCTTCTTTATGTCCTCGGGAACTTGGCTTGTGTGTTTGTATTTTTGGTTTTATTTCGGCGAGATACTGCTTGATCTCACCAGTTTTTGCCGTCTTGACTTCCATCCAAAGGTCTATAAAATAACGATGTTGTCTCCCATCGATCGAAACGTAAGGTACGAAAACCTCTTCCGAATTCCACTGAAGTACATTAGGATTCAAATCACAATAGCGAAAATATTTTAGTTCAAGACCGGAACGGAATATGATCTTTTTCACATTCCCTTTGTACTTGGATGGATTCTCCGGCGTATAAAATCCTTGATGGTACTTGGGTTTCTTTCTCATAATTATTTACTCATTTTCACGGATTTAATTGAATATCTGAATTTTTCCTTATCGTAGAAATTAGTCCTCTTGACGAAGTGTCTGAGAACGTAATTTTTTCTCGACTTCCAGCTTATATCATCGGTGATATCGTAGAGGGTCGCATGATCTTTATTTGCATGGACGCGTAAGGACCGGCCAATACTCTGGATCACTTTGATCTGAGAGGCCATCGATTCAGCGAATATGATATTATGGAGATTTTTGATATTGATTCCGGTCGAATACGTTCCATAACTCGCAACGATTATTGCTCCATCATGTTCCTCGACCCATTTCCGAATTTTTTCTCTGTCTTCGGCCTTGACTCCACCATCTATATAATGAACTGAACGAATCTTCTCCCCATCCATATTACTACCGATCCATTTGTAAAGCTTCTTTCCGTAATCGATCGATCTGAAAAGAACGAGGGTGTTTCCTTTTCTCGAGAGAGCTAGCTTAGAAATAAAAATTTGTCTCGACTTGAATTTTCGCAGGATTTCGACTTCTTCATCGTACGAGAATCCCTTCATCGCTTTTCGAATATGCTCGGGATAGTTACAGACAATTCCCCTAATCCTGAATTTTGAAAGGTATCCCCTATCGATCAGTTCTTTGGTACGTGACATTCTCAGGAGTGGTCCGAAAAGTCCTTCGAGCTGGAGGCGATGGATCTTAGAATCTTCATCCACCGTTCCCGTCATTCCAAACTTGAAGCTAGCCCTCTCACAATATTCCATTATCTTCGAGAGCACGGGTGCTTGGGCAACGTGGACCTCATCACATTTGACGACACTGAATTGGTGAAAATATTTTCTCGGTAATTTCTGAAGCGATTGCCATGTCGAAATAATTATTGGTTTATCGCTCTCCTTCTCCTTACCGGCGTAAATCTTATGGACGTAATCATCATAATCACACCAATTCTCGGCGTACTCATTAAAATCCCCTGCCATCTGCTCGACGAGAGAGGTGGTTGGAACGAGTAGGAGGAACTTGTGATCATCATCGAAATATTTCAGGATATTGAAAAGGAGGTAGGCCACAAAAGACTTCCCACTTCCCGTGGCTGAAAGGATCGATGCTTTTTTCCGCCATGCCAATTCCTGAATGGATCTGATTTGGTAATCACGAGGCATGAAAGGCGTCTTGATCATCTTACAGAACTTGAGAATATTTTTTTCGGAAAGTTTGTATCCCTCTTCGTCAAGACTGTCGACAATCCGATAATCAAATTTATAGGTCTTTAGGAAGTGAAGGAGCCTCGGAGTTAGGCCTTGAGGAAGCAATCCAGTCTTATAATTGAAGAGATAGAAGCGCCCGTCCCAGATCCCTGCCTTATATTTCGGCGACCACTGATATCCGGGCATGTAGAAGGCAAAATATTCGGAGATGTTATTGGCTTCATCTCGATCGCATATCACCCTCAGATGTGACTCATTATATTTTACCAATTTGATCATCAAACACCCGCTAGGAACTTCCGCCATTCGACCATATTTTTTATATCAAAGCTCAGACCATTTACTTTCCGGACCATCTGCTCGAGATATTTCACTTTGTGCTTTTGTTTATTTACTTTGAAGAGTTCCTCGGAATATTCCTCATCCGATTCGATATGCCACTCGACATGCTTCTTGTCGACGGTATAACTGAAATCGTTCAAGTAGTAATAGTACTTTTTCCGAAAGGATTCTAGGAGCTTCTTCTCAATTTTGGTAAGGAACATGGCCTCGTTATAGAGATAGCGCACCCATTTCGAATGAAGATTTGGAATCAGATAGACCTTGAGATCCAAAGTCTCCTCTTCCATTTTCATATCTTCGTCCGCTTGCACCTGATAATATTCAATGCCGAGAACTTCAATCTTAGCCATGGAATCTCCTATAATGTATAGGTAATCGTGCTCTTATAGTTCTTATGATTCGGATCCATTATGTTGTAATAGAGATGAATAATATCACGTAAAGGATTATCGATCGCGAAAAATTTGAGATATTTCGGATCTACTTTTTTTTCCTTGGCCAATTTTTTGGTTGCAGCGTCGATCTGCTTTTTGGTAATACCGT